TCTGGTTGGTTAGCACCAGACCGTGATCCGACAAAGGGGGAATATGCTTTTGGTCTGCTTGATGCTCTTGGCCTTGGTGGAGCTAAGGCCGTTGGGGTGGCCGGTAAAGAAGCTCTCAGATCTTGGCGTGCCAACATGCCTAACNTGCTTGAGTTTNTTAGCAACAGTCGCCTTTTCCAGCCAGCTAAGAGTGCTGGTGAGTTTGTTGAAAACCTGTTGTCTTATCGGCCTGGAGCTACACAAAAGGTTAGCTTCTACTCTGATGCTCCGGGTGCGCCAGCAGCAGCCTCGATCGAGGGCGCGTGGCGTGGCACCAAAGACTTTATGAAACAGTTGTATAGCTTGAAAGATTCGTGGCGTTGGAGAGATCAGGGAATATCTAAGCAGAAGTACGACAGGGTAAACGAGTATTTTGAAGAGACTAACCGTTTAATGTCCAACCCCGCAAATTGGGAATTGGCTGAAGACGGGACGCGGGCTCTTTCCAAAACGGTACAAAGCACGATCAAGAAATGGAACAAGATTGTTACCGGCGATCTCAACACCATGGTCAAGTTGGCCCAGCGGGAAGGCATGGAAATGTCCGATGTTGTAAAACACTGGGACAGCCTCCATTGGGGAGAAGCTAAATATATAGACTCGTCCCAGCTTGCCGCTCAACTGCGCCAGTTGCCAATATCAGAAAATGCAGTGGCAACTAAAAACTCAGACCTGATCGCCTCCATGATCAACGGGGAAAAGGGATGGAAAACCGAGGGTGATAATTTCATTATGACCCAGATGTTGGAGAAAAGATCCGCTGGATCNGCTACATCCCCATCTGATGCGCAAATGACCCCATCATANGTGGCGATCGCCAAGGCTTACAAGTCTGGCGCTAGAACTGCTGCCGAGTTTAGGAAATACTTTGATTCACTAGANTGGCGTCCATCGGTAGGGCGCATAGAGGAGGGNGCTGACGGATCAGTTCTGTTCCAGTACTCTCCCCAAAGAAAGTCAGATCTGTACAAGGGNGGNTTTAACTCAGTAGCCGAGGTAAAGCCTAACGGNACCACCACGTTCTGGTTGTCCGATGAGTTTGATCTGGGAAANGGTATTGTAAAAACAGCAATGGAAACCGGGATGCAACATCGGCTTATGGCTGTCCACAAACCAAAAACAATCAGGACTCCAGACATCACGGACGCCGGGTTGGATAAAGCCAGACAAGANATGTCTGAAATAATTACGAGCAGGAGTGGTCGAACTTCTGGTTCCCGAACTACTCCGGTATCTAGTGGTGCCGAAGAANTTGGTGAGGTTGCCACCAAGAAGACGGCAACTGATATGTTAGGNATGACCCAGGCAGAGATAAGCGCAATGCAGGGTTTGCTAGCAGACAAAGCAATCCCGATGAGGTACAGGGCTAAATACTATGGAACAAGGTATGGGGCTCCAGCCGCTGCCGGAGGGTTTGCCTTACCAGACAGGAGAAAGAGGGTTCAATGAGAACTGAAATGCAAGAGACGTTTATCGAGCAGTATTGCCTAACCGGTAGTGCCGCCAAAGCTGCGTCCACCGCTGGCTACTCCTCGCCTAAACAACGGGGCTACGAGCTAAAGAACAAGTTCGCTGGAGAGATCGAGCAACGCCAAAAGCGCATGTTGCAGGATTGCGTACCAGGAGCAATAGCTCAGCTACAGCAACTGGCGCAGAGCGCGGAGAGCGAGTCTGTACGACTGGGTGCGGTCAAGGATGTGCTGGACCGAGCCGGGCTCAAGCCAGCAGAACGAATACAGCAGGAGATATCCCACGTAGAGCAAGCCTCCACCGATGAACTACAGAGGGAGCTAGAGGCTCTAATAGGAACTTCTGAAGTTAGCACCATACCAGAATTGGTGAATTGAATGCCCATCCAACCGTGCACACTGCCGGGTGGTGGCAAAGGATACAAGTGGGGTAAAAACGGGAAATGCTATGCAAGTAGAGCAGCTGCAAAACGTCAAGGTGCCGCAGCGCATGCCTCCGGCTACACGGGGCGAGCTAGAGCAAGCGGTAGAGGTCGCTAGGGAGTTACGTCAGCGTGAGCGCTATAACAAGCTAGATTACTACGACCCGTACCCATACCAGCAGAGGTTTCACGACACAGGCACAGAAGCTAACCAGCGGCTCCTGATGGCCGCTAACCGCATAGGCAAGTCCTACTGCGGAGCAGCAGAGCTGGCTTATCATGTCACGGGGTTGTACCCGGAGTGGTGGAACGGCCGTAGATACCGTCAGCCGATAGTTGCGTGGGCTGGTGGGGTGAGCAACGAAACAACACGCGACATTGTACAGTACGAATTATTGGGTTCCCCAGATGACCCCGAAGCGTTTGGCTCAGGTGCAATTCCTAAAAAACTAATAATAAAAGTCGAGCGTAAACCGGGTGTCCCTAATGCCAAATCGGTCGCCCTAATCAGGCACGTTAGCGGTGGGAACTCTTCTTTATTCTTCAAAGCCTATGAGATGGGTATTGAAAAGTGGCAAGGCCGCAGTGTGGATTGCGTGTGGCTTGATGAGGAGCCAAGCCGTGATCTGTACAGTCAGGCGGTAACCAGAACGCTGGACAGGCGTGGGATGGTCTACATGACATTTACCCCTGAGCGTGGCATGACTGAAACCGTAGCCTCGTTTATAAACAGCATAAAGCCGGGTCAGGCCATTGTTAACGCCACCTGGGATGACGCCTCTGAAAAGATTTTGAGCAGGGAGGGNAACCGAGCCCACCTGAATGAATCTGTCATGGANCAGATTCTATCCTCGTATTCTCCGCACGANCGGGAGATGCGCCGGTACGGCCGACCGTCGATCGGCAGCGGGTTGGTGTACCCCGTGATGGAAGAAAAGCTCATCATAGACCCTATCCAACTGGAGGATCATTGGCCGCGAATCTGCGGTATCGATTTTGGATTTGACCACCCCACCGCTTGTGTGTGGATGGCTTGGGACAAGGATGAGGATGTGGTGTACGTGTATGATTGCTACAGGCAAGCCAAAGCGTCACCAGCGGTTCACGCCGCAACAATAAAGACGCGCCCTGCTTTCATCCCTATAGCATGGCCACACGACGGAAACAGGCGAGACAGTATGGGCAACCCCGGTCTGGCCGATCAATTTAGAAATCATGGGTGTAATTTTCTACCGTTTCACTTTGAAAACCCTCCCGCACTTGGGCAGAAGAAAGGCGGAAACTCTATAGAGGAGGGCATTATGTCCATCCTTCAGAGAATGGAAGCAGACCAGTTCAAGGTTTTTTCCACGCTTGGTGACTGGTGGGAGGAGTTCAGGATGTATCACAGGAAAGAGGGAAAGGTGGTGCCCATCCGCGATGACCTCATGTCCGCAACACGCTATGCTGCAATGTCTCTAAGGTTTTCCGTATCTGGCAAAGACCCAGAGTGGACCAGAGATCTTGAGTATAGAAATTATGGAATTATTTAATGGCTGAAAAACTTACTGAAGAAGAACTAGTAACCAGGATTCGTGGAGAAATCACCGACTCCCTTGGTTATATGGGGGATACTATATCTCACCAGCGTGAACAGGCTATGTCGTACTACTATGGCCAGCCCTTTGGAAACGAGGTGGAGGGACGCAGCCAGTATGTAGATTCCACGGTACAGGATACAATTGAATGGATCAAACCGTCTCTTATGCGCGTATTTGCGTCTGGGGACGAGATGGTGAAATTCAACCCTCACGGCCCGGAAGACGTAAAGATGGCTGAACAGGCTACAGATTATGTTAACTACGTTTTTACAAAAGACAATCCCGGCTGGGAGATCTTGTATTCGTGGTTCACAGATGCCCTGCTTAGCAAAAACGGTATCGTAAAGGTATGGTGGGATGATTACGAAGAGTGGAACCGGGAGGAGTACAGGGGGCTTAATGAGATGGAGTTCGAGGCTCTGCTATCTGACCCCAGTGTAGAGGTTCTAGAGCATACAGAGTACGAAGATGTTAACGCTGATCTGTACGCCTCCGTCGAGGAGCAGCCGCAGCCAGCACCAGCACCAGCACCGCCTCCGCCCATGGGTATGGAGCAGCAGCAGATGCCCGCGCCACCGC